ATCCGTTGCAATTTTATGCGGTGCGCATTGCTGCGCTCACGGTTCTCATAGGAGTCGAGTTCTTGAACTCGCTCTTGTCGGTCTTGTGCTGACAGGAACCACCTGAGCACCCCTCCCTCTCCGTCCACCACGTAGGTGGGTGAGGAGCTCTTTACGAGAACGTGTTTCTCTTCGAAGCGGTGGAGACTTGGATTCCAAGTCGCCATCCACTTCGTGGGAAGCACAGTATCGAGTGAAGAGATTGAGGAAGGTGCCTCTGAGACATCGTCGATGTGACGATGACGGATTCTGAATTGCTCCAGAAAACCGTCAGAGGCTCTCGTTAGAGTCCAAAGACCAGAGCGATAAGCTCTGTTCCTGAACTCAACAAGACGACGGACGAGATCCGCTTCCTGACGTGATGTTGGTACATCCGCGCGAAGGCGTACGACTGAGACATCAGTCCCAGCATAGTACTCCTTACCACAGCTCTCTCTGAACCGTCCGGTCCAGAAAGACTTGCGCGTGTTGACCTTCAACCCAAAAAGGTGAAGAAGGTCAACAACATCAGTCGCCGCGTCATTGGGGATGATAATATCATCGCCATAGACGCTGAGAAGCCCTCCAAGAGAGGAGGGCCTGGCACGATATCCGCGCCTCGCCATACCCATCGCTGCGATCGTCGTAAAGACGATCGCTTCGAATGGGAAGGTGAGAGCAGACCCCATGGATGCATACTTGTGGAGAGTGATCTCATCACCCGCCACGCTAACCGTTCGAGAACGGGCAGCCAGCATGTAATCCATAAGATGCGGCCACCGATCAAAGGTCCGATGGACCATTGAAAGGTGGACACGGTCAGACGCTTCGCTCAGATCGAGCGTTGCAAAGGACCCAGTGATGGAGGCTTCCGCCGCCATACGCTGGTTCCTAGACTGATCCGTAAAACCCAGCACGTCTCGCATGGGGCTCCTATCTACCTCACGGTAGAAGGCCCTCTTCAGAGCCTGCTGTGCATACTGCACAGTAGCAGGCTCCATTGCGATAATGCGCGGAGTTTTCTGCGTCTTTGGGACAGTGGTCACCCTTGCGGGCAACTCACATCCCAGAGGTATCGACGGTTCGATCCAAGAATCGGTATGGGTACCGTAACGCCACCGAGGGAAAACCTCGTTGAGACGTTCGGGCCAATACTCGAATTCCCACCGCTCAGGCATTGCAAGCCTGTCTGCTGTGGATCCTGGACCGAATCGAGGGACAAGATCATAGTTCGCGACCGAGGTCTCGATACTATTGAAGATGTCCCCGAACAAAGCTAGAACAGTACGAG